ATTAAAAGACATACCTCTAACCGCAGAGGCAGAGGTGGACGCGGCAATAATTTTTGATCCGTTTTCTAATTCTAAAGATCCCCTATTCCAAACTATAACCCCTTGCTGTAACCATTTTGGAAGATTTTCGTATGATAATTGCAATCTTCCTAATATTTCTCTTGATGTTGTTGCCTTATTTGCAAGAATTCCAACATTAACATTATCATTAAATAAAATATAGTGTAATAAGTATGATACTACCGTTGTTGTCTTTCCAACTTGCCTCGGCATTTTACAGATATTAAATCTGTTCTTATGAAAATTATCAACTAATTTTTCCTGAAAAGGCCACATATCAAATCCAACGAGACCATCATCAACATTGACGATTTTAATGTATTTCTTTGCAAAATAAACAGGATTATCTTTACAATTTAAGAACTCAATAATTTGTTCTTCTGTAAATTGAATTGATGTATTTGCTCTTTTTAAGTTTGGATTAGAGAGATATGCATCACCTTCTTTTAAAATAATATCTTCAATTTCCATACTAACAATTCCACTTTTTCAAAGAAAGTGCCTTTCTGGTTGGGCGTCCCTTTTCATCTTTCATTGGACCAGGCATTCCACCCATACGAGCACAGAAAGACTTTCTTCTTTTTGCATCCTTTGAACCTGGTTTTAATTTTGAAGGTTTAGTAGTAACTGCTGTTTGTAATTTTGATCCTGGATTTTGTGCCCTATAAGATGCCACTCCTGCTGCATTCAATCCACCTTTAGGATTTTTTCCTTCCTTTCTTTGCCAAGCAGCAGATTCTTCAGATAAACCAAAATCTATTCTCCAATTAGAATATTCATTAATTTTTACACAGTTTGGATACTTTTTACCAAACATAGTTTTCATACCTTTCTTTTTATAACCAGTCCAGCATTTTTCATCAATTTCTTGACTATCTACATAATCTGCCGCAGTATCAATATAATCTGCTGCCTTAGTTATTTTTGATTGAACCCATGCTTTGATATTACCTTCTCCTTCCATTTTTTTACGAAGTCTTTTTGCAGCAGAAACAATAGTAGAAAGTTCTGATCTTGCCATAGAATATTCGTGGTCTGGTTCCTTAGACTCATTAGCAGGATGAACCTGAGCAATACTAAATTTCATCTGATTTGGGGATAAACTGGAAGGCGTTGAAAACATATCCCAATATTTTGGTCCATATTTACATTCATCTCTGGTTTCATCTTTTTCACATTTAGGACAGTACCGAACCATTCCAGTTTCTTCTTTCATTTCTTTTGGTTTAATTCCTTTCTTTTTCATAGAAATTGCAATCGCTGCTTGTTGATCAGGATTTACTGATTCACTTTTTGTTCCCCAATTTGCAGCACCAACCTTACGACATTTTACAAGCGCACCGGAGGCATAGGCAGAAGGCCAAACATCATATCTTGACTTTACTTTTGTATAACATGCATCTTTTTTTCCACTACCTTTACCTTTTATATCTGATTCTTCATTCATTTTTTTTCTCTTTTTTGGTTTGTATGTAGAAACATAAGTTGGTGACATAGCACCTGATTTTGATTGTTGTCCTGGATCTGCTTTTTTCTTTCTTCTTGCTGCAGATAATCTTTCTTTTTTAGTCATACTTTTTCTTTTTGCCGAAGAAACACACTTAGGAACTCCTTCTCCAGGTTCATCACTAGCACAAGTTCCACCAGTTACAACATTAACCCAACCAGGCTTTCCATCAACTGACTTTGATCCCTTAAACCATTTATGAAGAGAACCCATTTATAAAATATGTTTTATTCTTTATTATTTAGAAAACCTTGCTTCAGTAATTTTGATAACTCTGAAGTAGATCCAATGAACACAGCATTATTTGTGACATTATTAGAAATTTTAGTATTATCCTCCTGAACATCTTTAAGTTTTTTCTGCAAATCAATTAGTTTATCAGTTGTATCTGCAACACTTTTAATAAGTTGACCTGCTACTTCATATGCTCTTGGACTTCCACCCTCACTGGCAAGTTCCATAATTCCATTAATTGCTTCCTGACCTTTTTCAATTAATGAATATAAATTTGCTCTTGTATACTCATAATCTTTTTTAATATCTGAATTGGGCAAATCTAATTTTATAGAATCAATAGAACAATCGGAATCTGAATAAGGTTGAATGTCTGTAGAAGTATTAAAAGTATTATCTAACTGATCAAAATTTTTAGATACCATTGAATTTAAATGTCAATTTTTTGAACAGGACTATAAGTTTTTGCATCATCAAAGAATTCCAAATTTTCATTAAATCCAAAGTCGTCATCAGGATTTGCATCAATTGGATCTGGTGTTGCAGTATATCTGACCTCTCTTTTTGCTGTTTGAATATCTGTAGATGAATACAAATCAACTTGAACTTTACGGATGAGTCCCTCTGTACTATCTGAGATTGGACCAAAGAGATAAGTTTTTGCTGTAAATTGTAAAGTATATAATAATATTCTTCTTGTTGAAAAATCACCTTCATAGTCATCTCTAAATGAAATATCATCTAATACTATAGGTATATCCTTTGTTTCACCTATAGTATCAACCATATCTATACTAACAGTAAATGCTGGATGAAAAAATGGTAAAATTTGTTCTATAATTTGTAATGAATCATCATTCAATTTGGTCATAATGTTTAGTTCAAAACCAATATTGTATGGTACTGGCATGTATACTTTTTTAATTTTATTCCCGTCAGATGCTTTAAAAAATTGTGAAACCCCAGATTTTCTTGATGCGTCATATCTAATAGAACCCATCTCAAATGACATTCTGGGTAAAGTTATTGCAACTGGTTTATTTAAATCTGCTTGTTGTTCAAGACGTGCTAAAAATTTTTGTGTAGGACCATATGCAAGGGGAACTCTCATCTCACTATAATCATTTTCTTCATTATCTTTGTGCTTAATGTATATCTCATTAAAAAGATTTCCAAAGGCAATAATTGTCTTTCTGATATTTTGATGATAAAAATAATTTCCTAGCATTAGTAGTTACCGAATAAATTTGATTCTGAAAAATTAACAATAGAATTAGATTCTACTTGTATCTCATCATTTTGTTCATATTTATCATATAAATCTGTTATTTCATATTTTTGAAGAGGATATCTTGCAGAAGATATAGATCCAACTATAATTTCTCCTAAAATAAAATCTCCATTAATTACTCCAACTTTTAACGTATGTGATACTTCATCCCATGTTTTTACCCTACTTTTTGCCCCAGATGATTCTCCAGTAACTACTTCATTAAAAATATAAGTATTAATTCCAACTAATAATGGTGGATTGGATATTGATATTGATGGATTTGAAGCATATCCAATTCCTGCATCAGATATTAATATTCTCGCAATTCCTCCTTGAGTATTTACACCTGCTTTTGCTATTGCAGTAACTGCAGAACCAACAGTTGGAGGAGAAAACTGCACATTAGGTGGATTAACATATCCAGATCCATTATTTGTGATTACTATACTTCCAATACCAGAATATGTTTTTTCTATAACTGCTCTTGCAGTGGCACCAATTCCTGTAGAACCTGAGATTATAACCATTGGTTCTGTAGTGTAACCAGCACCAGGATTTACTAATAAAATTTCTTTAACCGAACAAAAATTGCCTATACATGATGTAATTGCAACAGCTTGTGCATTCACACCTCCAATAGGTGCACTACTAATTGCTACTACAGGTATAGTTTTATAATTATACCCATCATTAATTAAATTTATTTTTCTTACATATCCACTCACTAAAGATGTTTGTGCAGTTGTCTGTGATCCAGATGGAAATAATTTAAGAGTCGTAATATATCCTTGATTTTCTAAAGTTTTATCAATTTCTTCAACTGTTGTGTTTATATTATCCCAACCTCCAATATTATCAGAATATTCAAATAATTCACACTTAAGTTCATAAACATAAGTTTTTCCTAATTGATAAAATGGTTGCTCATGCTCTACAAATTTTATTTCAAATAATCTTTTTCCCAAAGGAAAATAAATTAAATCACCTTCTCTAGGACGACTTGAAACTATAATTTCTTCAGGATCCATATCGGATAAAAATGGAGCAATAAAATCTTCAAATCGTTCTTTTGATATAATTAAAGTTAGTTCATCCTTCAAATTCATACCAAATTTTGATAGAATGTCTCCAGATCCAGCATAACCATCAAAGTTACTGACATAAGCCTCAATAGAAAAACTATCATCAAATTTAGAAGCAGTAACTTCTCTAAGTATAGTTTCTTTTTTTATAAATTTTTGTGGTAAATATGAAACTTCCAAACCAAAAATTTTTAGTTGCTCATTAATTAATTGTTGAATTAAGTCTTGTTCTGAGTCTGAACCTTGTAAAAAGAAAGGATTGAGTGCCATTATCCAATAAAATCATATGGTGGAAGTTCATAGTCCATTGCCATTCTTTTTTGAATTTCGTCAAGTTCTCTTTGAGCATCCTCATATAATTCTCTACCATTCAATTCAATTCCACCGGGAAGTTTAACTCCTTTAAATTTAATCAAATTCTGCCCCCACTGTCTTTTTATAAGTGCAGTTAAATATCTTTTAATAAAACTATCGTTATAAACCTGAGAAAATGATACTGGATCTAGTGCCCTATAACAGTCTAAAACTATAAAATTTCCAACAGATTGTGCTCCCCAATCAATATCCAAATATAATCTATCTTGTCTTTTATTAAATCTAATTTGTTTATCTGTTGTGAGTAAGAAATTAATATCTTCCAAATAACTCTTAACCATTGAGTATTGTAAAAGTTCAACTGAATTAAAATAATATAAATCATTTAAAAATAACTGATATTTAATACTGAACATTCCTCCGGAAATTGAACTAGCATCAAATCTAAATATTTTTTCTATTCCAATAACTGAATCTGGAACTTGAATATAATTTGAATTTTCATAAAAATTAAATGTAGTAGTTCCATATCCTGTTATACTAGATGTCCCTGTTGTTGTAACAATTCCAACACCATTCGTATTTTTTGCACTTCCTCTATCAATATCACTCTGACTTATTTTATACTTTAAATACATTCTTTCAACACCATCAAAGTGGCGCTCATTGAAGTACTGAATGGCATCATCTACTAAATCATCTATTTGATCATCATCAACATTAATTTCTAAAACTGGAGCACCCAGTCTTCGTAAACAATAATCTATTAATTCTTGCTTTGTTGATGGTTTTGACATAAATTAACTATCTCTGGTTACACTCGTTGAAACAATTGCAGATCCTTCAATTACTCTATTTTTTTCTCCAGTATTATTATTAGTAATTACAATATCATACAAATATCTTCCGGATTTTAAACTATTTGTAGATTCTGGACTTAATTGTATTTTTATGACACCACTGGATGGGGGGGAAATTGCAGTAGAAATAAAATTTACATATGTATTACTTTTTTGATGCTTTCTTAATTGT